CACAAGATCCAGACCGAAATCCAGAAGGAAAACGTCGAGCACCAGCACGAAATGCAGCAGCAGGCCGCAAGCCCCGAAGCCCAAGGAGAACAATGACAACCGACAGGCAGTATAACTACGAGCGCATTGCCGGGATTGATGGCCTAGACCACTTCCACGCTTATGCCGCCGAAGTCGAGATCAAGAAAAACAGCATGATGGACAGCGCTATCACCGGCCCGGAGATATGCGACAGCGATATCACCCGTGATATCAGATATAAACTTGGCTTTGCAGCCGGCCTCGCCTGGGCGTTGAGCCTGCCGGAGCAGTGCCGGACCGAAATTAACATGATTCGACAAAGGGGGAATAACCAATGAAACGAAAATTATTTTATTTTGTGCCTATTTCAATCGCCATGACTGCCGCATTTCTTATCGTGGCTATAACCGTGGCCCATGCCGGGGACCCGAAACTCAACAGGCCCAACGAGTGGCGGGAGAAAAACACGTTCCGGTCTAATGTTGTGTTCGCAGATGATGTTGATCTGAGCGATGCAACTCTGTCGGCTACGGGCAAAATCGAGGATTCGATGTTCGAGGCTCTTGCAGACGGCGATTGCGACGAGACCACCGCAGGGGCGGCAACCGTGACGATCTTTTACCTGCAGGCCGTTGACCATAGTTAAGCAAGATTTAACCTCGAAAGGAGATATTGACAATGCCTGATGATGACACCCAAGTCACTGAGCATGTGGAAGATACCGTAAACGATAATCCACCAGGAGATACCATCGAGGATCCCGGGACCGACGAAGAGGGAGACGACTTTTCCAAGGCCTTCGAAGCAGCGATGGATGACGCACCCGGTGAATCCGACGATGATGACCCCGCCTCGTCAGACGGCAAAAAAACGACCCCGGACGATGACAAAAAGCAGGACGATAAGCAAAAAGGCCCTGGGGAGGAAGAGCCGGGAGGCAAACCAGCCGGTGACGAGGAGGATGACGAGGACCTCAAGAGAGGAAAACAGTTGCTGGAGGAACTTCAAAAGACCTCAGATCAGCAACAGGACAGTAAAGCCGGGGATCAACAGCAACAAGATCCACCGAAGGGTGAGGAGCAGGAGAAGGAGACGGAGCCCGATGTTGTCAATTCGAAACGGGCCAGTATCTACTCCAAAATCATCTCGCCAGACGACTTCGAACCTCGTCTCGCAGTAGGCGAGGACGGCGAAGAGGTAGATATCCGGGACTACCTCGAAGCAAACCCGGAATTGCCGATTGTGATGGGGACTTATGTGCAACGGGTGATTGAAAACCTCTTAGGCGGGGGCGTCCTCTCGGATGCTCAGTCTTCCGCCAACGAGATCGACACCCTGAAAAAGCAAGTGAACTCGCTCCGTTATGAGTTGCGTGTCGCGGCGAAAGCGCAGGATGTCTATGACATCGTGGAATCAAAAGAGTTCAAGGACTGGCAGAAAACAGCGCCAAAAGAAGCCCTTGCGCTTTTTCGATCCAATAACCCAGGGGATTTCGCACGCGGCATAAACCTGTACAGGAAAACTCTTGCCAAGAAAAGTTCTAAATCTTCCGCCAAAGCTCAGGAAGCCGATGACAAGGCGCGAAAGAAGATGGAGCAGAAAAAATCACTGCTATCTCATAAATCCGGCAAGAGTGCAGGAAGCGGAGCGGCAGGAGCGGACGATTTTTCGAGTGCTTTCCGTGAAGCGTCCGAGAAAGAGATCGAGATCGAGATATGACAACGGCTCCCACAATCACAATCAGGGGCGATGAAGACAAGCAGTGGCGCTGCCCCTACTGCAACCAGCGTTTGGCGGACGGTGATTTCCCGGATGGTCCGGTGACCATCAAATGCCGACGCTGTAAGCGAACTGTGACATTTCTTAGAGTCAAACCAGTCAACAAATAGCCCATCAAGGATTTTTCGAAGGCCTAGAGCTTCTTCCTGAAGGCTGCACACGAAGAAGGAGGAATTTCTATGCCTACGAATACTTATGGTGACATATCCCCCAGGACCGCGGCCTACGCCGCAGCACGATTGCTGAAACGCGGCCAGCACCTCATGGTGGCCGAGCGTTTTGGACAACCCAAACCCCTGCCGAGAAACCACGGCAAAACCATGAAATTTCGGCGTTACGAATCCCTGCCGCGAGCGGATGCACCGCTGGCTGAGGGGATCCCGCCCGCTGGCTCCAAGCTGACATATACCGATGTCAGCGTAACCCTTGAGCAGTACGGCGATTTTGTACCGCACACCGATGTCATTAAGGATACCCACGAAGACCCCATTCTTCGGGAATCCCTTGACCTGTGTTCCGAGCAAATTGCGGAAACCAAAGAGGTTATCCGGATTGCAGTGCTCAAAGCCGGGACCAACGTGTTCTATGCCAACAGCGCAGCGAACCGGGCCGCAGTCAACAGCCCGCCGCTTCGAAGTGATCTCAGAAGGATTTACCGCTCGTTTCGACGGAATAAAGCCCAGGAGATCAGCCGGATCGTTGCGGCCAGCACCAAGATCAGCACTCAGCCGGTCGAGCCTGCGTTTTTTATCCTGGGTTCCACCGACCTTGACGGCGATTTCCGAAACATGGACGGATTCGTTAAGGCCGCGGAGTATTCGAACAGCGCCAAGGCTCTCCCGGGTGAAATCGGGAGCGTTGAACAGTTTCGGATCATCCTGACCCCGCTCTTTGAGCCCTGGCTGGCCGGCGGTGCGTCCGGGACTACCTATCTCAGTAACGGGGATGCTCCGTCAAGCTCATCCGCTTGCGACGTTTATCCGCTCATCATCGTGGGTAAAGACGCTTACGGGCTCGTGCCGCTCCAGGGCGAGAACGCCGTAACCCCGTTTGTTGTTAACCCCAAACCAAGCCACTCCAACAAGCTCGGCCAAGAAGGGCATGTCGGCTGGAAGATGTATGACGCTACCGTCATCCTCCAGCAGTACTTCATGGCCCGCTTAGAGTGCGCCGCTACCGCCGTGCCGTAATAGGCAGGCTCCCACTGATTTTATGCGGGGCCTGTCTAGCTAAAGGCTCCGCTCATTTTTAAGCCTTAGCAAAGGAGACTAACTATGAAAATAGCAGGTACGTTTAACGGCACCGGCGCGGCTGCCTACATTTGCTGTGGGTTCGTTCCGGACTTTGTGCGCCTTATATCCCTTGAGGATGGCGATATCGGCCAGATCGAATGGTATAGGCAGTTTCGAGCCGCAGAGGTAAGCCACGGTATCCATTACGTGGGCTCCTCGGGAGCTGTCCAGGTGGATGCCAGGGTTGCAGGAGATGGCGGGATTTTGCCTTATGCAGGCGGCGATGTCCTCACCACCAGCAACCAGACGAGCGTTGCCTATGGCGAGGGTATTTATCTCGGGTGGGACAACAAGAACTACGCCTTGGACGAAAACTACGGCTACAAATCCGATCCGCTCATCGAATGGACCCTCGACACCTCCGGGGATAGAACCGGGCACGCGAACGGTGATTCGATCGCAAACAACTGTCGTATCGGTGAGGGCTCACTCATCCTCATCGAGGAAAGTTCAACTCGGCGCCAGAAATGGGCGACTGTCGAGGCATGGACCGCAGGCCAGGGCGAAGCCGACGACGAAATCACGTTGTCTGAGGCTATTGCAAGCGGGAAGATCCTTTACATCTCCGGGATGTACTCCATGGCCCCGATTGCTGTCGGAAGTGTCACCCCGGCCGGGTTCAAGGTAGAGATGACCTCGGTCTGTAACGTGAACGATGAGATCCAAATGTTCATCGCAGAATGCTTCTGATCTGACCGCTTCTAACAACCCAAGGTCGCACATTTCGGTGTGCGGCCTTTTTTCATGGAGGGAATACAATGCCAAGAGCACAAACAGGCCCTGAGCATGGAAACGCGATAAGCCTTGATGATTTCAAGGAGCTGAAAAAGGAAGAGCTTACAAAATGGGAGCAGGCAAACCGGCAAAGGATTATGACCGCCCCGGTTGATCTCGTCTTTGCTTTTACCGACAAATGGGAGCGCACGTTCGGGAAGCCCTATTTCCGGCCCGTTGAGCGTCCGGCTGAAAGCGATATCATTGATCCCAGGGCGAACAATTACCTTGTTCCAACCCCGGTCAAGGCCATTAAGTGGGTAAAGGACAAGATCAGACGCGGGAGCTCCGACGCCCCCTATATGGATGAGGTCTATAACCTTGATGCTGTGACCGTCGATGGCCATGTCGAAAGCATTTTAAGGGGCGCAGCGATAGACCAGCTCCCGATTTATCTGACTGATGATCTCGCGGAGCAGATTCTGTCTGCAAAAGCGTCGCAAAAGTACGGCACCATCGAATGCAACATCACGCTCCCGCTCATGGGCTA